TGCAGCCTGAGTTTGAGGATGAAACACCAATCAATCCTTTTGACTTCTGGCAAGGTGCAAACTTCAAGTTGAAGATCGTCAAGAAAGATGGTTACTGGAACTATGACAAGTCAGAGTTTGATGCAGTATCCCCATTGCTTGATGACGATGATGCTTTAGAAGCATTGTGGAAGAAGCAGTATTCACTTGCTGCTGTTACCGCACCAGACCAATTCAAGTCATATGATGACCTGAAGAAGCGTTTGGACTATGTTTTAGGACAGAAGCAACCTGTGCGTCGTATAGACGAGGAGGTAGCAGAGGAGGATAACAGTCGTGGTTCTTATGCACCAGACTTCAATGCTCGTAAAGAACCAGTGGCTGCTGTAGCATCTGCTAGTTCAGATGAGGATGATGCTCTTTCTTATTTTCAAAAACTTGCAGAGGAGTAATTAAGAATATAGTCTAATATTTTCTCCTTTTACTAAGGTTTCACTCACATATTGGGTGGAACCTTTTTTATATGGCATTATGTCATTCATATCATTAAGAACAACATTTAGATATTCAGGTTTAAGCACATATATGTTTCTTTTTGCATTTTCAATTTTGATTTCATAATCGTAGTTGGATACCACCGATGTTATGTCAGATGCTGTTACATATTCTCCAAGGACACCATCATAATATTCAAAGGAGTAATCTTGAGGAACTTCTAATCCTTTTTTAACGATTACAGATCCTTTAGTATTTTTTGTTTCTACAGTTTCATAATGATGAGGTTGAAGGAGGTTTGCTTGACTCCCATATTTGTTTAAAAGATAATTTAAAAAAGATTGTTGTTCTAAAGGCCACTCAGTTTGTATGTTTACAATATTATTTGAAAGTAAAACTAACCAATCCAAGGTTTCATCATTATATACTTGAAATGCGACATTATCAGGGCGATCATCTCCAATAATTTTATATTGGGTAAAATACATTAAATTATTAAAAACGTCTTTTTTTAATTTTCCTCTTTTAAAAATATTTTTTACTTCAATATACTCCGAACTGTTTTTAGAGTCAGGAAGTCTATTGACATATTCAAAATTTGGAACTTGTCGAAAGTAAGATGGCATTTTAGAAACCTATTTCGTTTGCGGTGTTATCGGAATTTTTCATTCCTAAGTCGTCGATATAATCATCTTCATAGATAGGATCAAGTTCATTGAAGGAAAGAGTAAGACCATAAGAAGTCATTGATCTTCTCGGATCATCATAAGTCATATATGAACCATCAGGAGTATAGTCCACTGAGGCAGCTAATAAAGCACATGTTTTAATACGGTTAATAGATGGATGATCTACTTCCCTCTCAACACCATCTTCACCTCTATTAAATGTTATATATCGAATATCAAATATGTTAGGAGCTTTGAGGAATATGTTAGAACTTGAAGTTTTAACTGACATCCCTTGTTTAAAGAAAGAAATAATACTTCTTACTTGTGCTGCTTCATCCTCATCTCTGGGAGACATTTTAAATTGAAATGAGAATGGTCTTAATGCAGGAGCATCAAAGAGCATTTCAATATTAGGATTAATAATTGCACCAGCAGTTCTTGAAAGTAAGTTTTGAGCACCGACTGCTTGTTGAGCTAAGTATACATTGATTGCTGTTCTTGTATCATTACCAGCAGATCCTTGTAATGCACTTCTCGCCTGATTAGCGATTAAACCAAGTTGAGTTACAGTATCTGGTATTGGTTGGTTACTATTCCCTGCTGTCTCAAAAATATTGATTGCTGCACTAGCACCGAATGCTTGAAGAGCATTAAGTGTTCCTCCATTCCATTTTACACTATTTTGATCTTGAATTCCTGATTGTATGGGGAGGGTTACTGATCCTCCGATGCTGAATTTCCTTCTCTCAAAAATTTTAACTCCTGAATCAATAGATGTGGTTACACGAGAACCTTTACTAAATTTCATAGTAAATTTAATTCTATCCTGAGTTCTATCGTTTTTTATATCCTCTGGATAGCAATAATCTCCATATATTGTTCTGGCATTTCTTTTGAAAGATATATTGGTGCCTATATCTTCATTAAAAACTCTATCATCAAGAGTTGTTATGCTTTCATTATTTCCATTTTCACCATCACCGCTACTAGCTGCAGAGCTCAATCCCAAGGAGTTCTTTAGTGATTGTATTTGCTCTGCACTTAACTTTCCCTCAGCCAGATAACTATCTAGTAAACTCTCACTCAGAGGAGCAAGTTTTCTTGTAAGTGTATTGAGTTTTCCTGCTTCAATATCTGATATGTCGTCATCTCCATCTGTCGTAATAATAATTTCTCCAGTATTTGAATTTCTATATCCAATTTCCTGTGAGATACTAAAATCAGCTGAATCACTTCTTAAAACTACTGTATTAAATATCGTATCTCCATCATTGTTTTTAGTTTGAGTTGTTTGTAATTTATAATAATAAGTTACATCATCATTTAAATTAAAAAGGGTATCTCTCCCCCATGTTATTGGTATTGCTGTGGTAGTAGGAGATGACATTATATTATTTTTTAGTTATTTATAGAGTTGTAAGGAAATATGCATAAGAGATGTTCCTGAGGTCATTTATTTCACTGGGTCGAACAACATAAAGGACTCCATCAATCTCTTGCCATGTGTAGTTTCTAAATTTACCCCAGTGATAATTTAGACCTCTAAATCCCCATCTTTGAATGTCAGTTACAGCCACCAAAGGATGACGATCATATGTAATTCTTGGAGTTTTTGCAGTATATAGAAAAGTATAGTACTGTCCAACATCAGGCACCACTTCTACATCTTTTAACGTATCCATGATAAGGATCATCATATCTTCAGGATCACTCATCTCCTTCAATTCATTCATGATAGGTTCAATCCTGTTATCACCTACCTGTTGAGAATATTGTTCAAAGTAATCTTCTAATTTATCTACCATGATATATTCCTAATTCTTGTTCGGTAATAATCTTAAATTCAATTTTTCTATCATTACAAAACTCCTGTGCTGCCTTCCATTTAGCCGTATTAACAGCATAGGTTTTACATTCATAGAGATATGATTGAGTCACCTTTTTTCTTTTTTTAGGAGGTCGAGTTTGCTTCTTGGGTTTTACCTCAATCACATAAGTTTTAATCTCACCTGAGTTTTCTTTGACTTTGATAAGGAAGTCTGGATAGTAACGATGAGTCCGATTATCAACAGGGGAGACATATTTAATATAAAACTCTTCACTTGCCCACTCAAGAATATTCTCATTCAAATCACAATAGTTGCAGAATTTGGTCTCCCATGTGCTACGACATATAATATTATTAGGATTTCCCTTGTATTTTTTGGGAAAAGAGGGTCTGAAGAAACTCTTTTTGCTTTCTCCCATTATACATAATATACCAGTAGTAATATTTATAGAAACATGTCTGTCGTAATCGGCGGTTCAACAACTAACACTCCTAAACCTCATAAAAAGGTATTATCAGATTTAAAAGCTTCAATTTTAAATCCTGCTCTTACTTCACACTTTCAATGTTGGTTTTTTCCACCACCAAGGGTTAGAGTTTTATTGAGAGGAGATGAGGCAGATGATAGGTTTACTTCTCTGTCTTGTGCGGAGGCAGCACTACCCGCAACTTCTTTGGCAACTCATGAAATGACTAGTGATCATACGGGAGTAACTGAAAGGCATGTATATAGGAGACAATATAATCCAACCTCCTCTTTTACATTTTATGTGGATCATGACTATGAAATAATCACTACCTTTGAAAAATGGATTGGGTTTATTGTTAACCAACAGAATTCTAGTGCTGATAATTATTCTTACAGAGTCAACTTTCCTAAGGAGTATCAAACTTCCATTTATATCAAAAAATTTGAAAGAGATTATAATAGAATATTAGAGTATAAGTTTCTAAAGGCATATCCAATAAGTATTGATTCGATGCCTGTTTCTTATAATGCTTCAGACTTATTAAGATGCACAGTTAACTTTAATTTCTCTCGTTATTTGGTATCTCCTAAAATTAATACTCCTACTATGGGCCCTATAAATGATGGCAATCCGACGATTGGATTACCTGTTATAAACGATGATGGATTAGTAGTAACCACTTCACAATAACCACGCTAAATAAAATACACTGAAATTTCTATAGGATATCATGCCTTTACCAAAGATTGCTACACCGACTTATGAGTTGGAATTACCCTCCACTGGACAAAGTATAGAATATAGACCTTTTCTGGTTAAAGAAGAGAAATTATTAGTTCTAGCTTTAGAAAGTGAAAATACAAAAGAAATAACGACGGCTATCAAGAATGTCATAAAATCTTGCATTCAAACGAAGGGCATAAAAGTTGACACTCTTCCTACTTTTGATATTGAGTATCTATTCCTTAATATTAGAGGGAAGTCTGTGGGTGAGGAAATTGAAGTTAAGATTACTTGTCCTGATGATGGAAAAACTCAAGTCTCTGTAAATATACCGATTGATGAAATTCAAATTCAAAAGAATGATAATCATACCAATAAAGTTAAGTTAGATAATGATTTGATGATGGAGATGAAGTATCCTTCTCTTTCAGAGTTTATTAAAAATAATTTTGATTTTAATGATGGTGGTAAAGTGGTGGATCAGTCCTTTGATTTGATTGCAACTTGCATTGATAAAATTTATTCGCAAGAAGAAGTATGGGTTGGAGCTGATTGCACTAAAAAAGAAATAAGAGATTTTCTTGATTCAATGAATTCCTTTCAATTTAAACAGATTGAAACATTCTTTGAAACAATGCCCAAACTTTCTCATGAAGTAAAATTCACTAATCCTAATACTAAAGTAGAAAATACTGTATTATTGGAGGGATTATCCAGTTTTTTCGGTTAGCTCTAGTCCATATGGATCTAGAGAATTATTATAAATTGAATTTTTCTTTAATTCAGTATCATAAATATTCATTAACTGAGATAGAAAACTTAATCCCTTGGGAGAGAGACATTTATGTTGAACTACTTCGAGCACATCTTGAAGAAGAGAAATTGAAGCAACAACAAAAGCAAGCATCATCTTAATGGCAGTAACAGCTAGACCAGAAATTTCAAAAATTCTATTGGATCTTGGAATAGAACCAGTAGATGTTTATGCTGTTGATAATGCAGAGAAAACATATATGTCTGCGTTGATCGAGGGTATTAATACTCTTGAGATTGCCAATCAGGGAGACAGTCCAAGGTCAAGAATATTAAGAGATGAACTCAAGGGACTCAGAGAAAAAAGAAGAAAAATAAATGTTAATAAATTATTTGCGAGAAAACAAGTAATACCCACCAATAAAATTAAACCTCAAGCATTATTGCCTGGTAGTGCTGATGATGAGAAGAAGGGTGGTATGGATGGAAAAATTAATTCTATATTGGACAGTATTATAGGGATCTTAAGAATAGGTAACAAGCAAAATAGAAAAGAAGCAGATATAGACAAGAAAGAAAGAGAAAAAAGCAGTAGAAAAGTCCGAGAGAATTTATTAGAAAGTACAAAGGGTATTGCTAAAGTTGGAAAGAATTTAGTGGGTAAAATAGTTTCTCCTTTTGCTAATATTTTAGACGCAATAGGTAGATTTTTTAAATTTGTTCTTGCAGGTTATCTTTTTAATGTTCTGTTTAAGTGGTTTACTGATCCAGAAAATAAAAAGAAAATTGATACTCTTACTAGATTTTTTAGTGATTGGTGGCCTGCACTGGCATTTGCTGCAGCTGCATTTTTAACTCCTTTAGGAACTATACTTGGAGCATTGATTGGATTTTTAGCATGGTCTCTTCCTGCTTTGGTAGGTCTCATAGCAAGAAATCCGTGGTTGGCAGGAGTTGCTCTTTTTACTGCCCCAGCTTGGTTGACTAAAGTTTTCCCTAATTTAGGAAAAACACCGACTCAGATGAATATTGAAAAAAGTATAAGTGAGAAAGGAGTAGAGGCAACTCGCCAGTTACTATCTGAAGAATATACCGACAAATTAATTAAATTTCAACAATCTAACAATCCTTTTGAAAAAGCAAAGTTAAATGATGAGTTGCTCGAATTACAAAACCAGATCAATAAATTAGGAGGTCGGGTTAATAATCAGAGACAAGATGATAGTGATGAGACGGGTGAGGGAGTTGTAACAATGAATAAAGGTGGATTCGTCAGTCCAAGTGTTTTTGGTGAAAGTAATAGAGATACAGTTCCTGCGATGCTAACTCCTGGTGAGTTTGTAATAACCAAGGATGCAGTCAAACGATATGGTACTAATATTTTTGAGGGAATAAACGCATCTGCTAAGGTTAATAACACCATGAAGTTTAATAAGAGAATGAACTCATCTGCTAGTGTTAATAACACCATGAAGTTTAATAAGAGAATGAACTCATCTGCTAGTGTTAATAACATCATGAAGTTTAATAAAGGCGGTTTAATTAAAAATACGGTGCAAAAGTTTGAAGGTGGTGGTTTAGTTGGAAATTTGAAAGATATGGTAAAAAATATAAATGATCCATCTAAGTCAATTAGTACATATGGAGGGGAAAGTGGATTTTTCCCTGCTAAGGCTGTGGGATTAGTTGCTATTGAAGTTCCTGTAAGTCATACATCGGATAAGACAATTGTATTACCAGAGAAGAGAATAAGTAAACAAGATCAAACTCCTACTAAGATTGGAAGTAAGACTATTCCTGATATCATGATTGTAAATAGATCTACTTATAGAGAAATGACCACTCGCTCTTTGGGTATTCATGATTTGGTAGGAGTATAATATGTTATTATCTGTTTTAGGAACTTTAGGAAAATCCTTATTATCAGGAAGGAAGAAGAAAAAATCCAAGTCTGGGAAAGAGATGTCTCAGCAGGTATTAAATCGTTCTAATAAAGAAGAGGAAAAACCAACAATTAAACCCCAGAGTTCTTTAGTTCCTCTTTCCATTAAGACAACTACGATTCCCACGGCCAATTTGACAACAACGAAAGAGGATTCTGTAAAAGATAAACTTTTGATGATAAAAGATTTATTGGGACTTCAATTGAAATTTAGATTATCCTCTTTCTCTCAAAAAATAAAAAATATGAGGGAGGAGAGGAGAAAAAAAAGAGAGAAGGAATTAGAAGAAAAGAAAGAAAAAAAGAAAAAATCATCTTTCTTAGGTATACTTCCTAAAACAGGGATATTAGACTCTCTCAAAAATTTTCTAGCATTTTTAGCAGGAGGATTTTTACTTAATATACTTTTAAATAATCTTCCTGTGCTTGAGGCTATAGGAAAGAAACTAGCACCCATTGCTAAGGGTATTATGCAATTTGGTAAGTTTATGTGGGAAGGAGTGATAGGATTTATTGTAAATGCTTATGATAAGTATGATGAATTAAGAGCATCTATTGAAAGAATTGGAGGTAAAGAGGCACTAGACAAATTTGACAAAGTTTCTAATTTATTAAAGAAAGTAATTAATGGAGCATTGATAATGGCTGCCATTGCTTTGGTGGCTAAACCATTTATGCGACCCAGAGGGCCTAAAGGGCCAGGTGGTGGAGGTGGTGGAGGAGTTACACCTGTATGTCCTCCTGTACCTGTAACAATACCACAGTTAGTGACTTCAACAATAACATCTTTACAAACAATAGTTGGAGGAGTGCTGATACCAGGTACGGCGGGGTTATTACAGAAACTCTTTGAAAGTTTAGTACCAACTAATGAGCAAATATCTGGGACTGATGTTAAAGTTCCTGATACGGTTCCTGTTAAGGATCCTGTTCCTGTTACGGATCCTGTTACGGATCTTGTTTCTGTTCCTCCTACTCAACCTGCGTTTAATTGGAGAGGTCTTAGTCCTCAAGATTTCTATGAAATAGTCAATGCTAATGTTTTTCAAGATAAATTATTGATGGCAGCGATGGTTGCTGGTGGAGCTGTTGCACTTTTAGATGGGCCACTACCCTTTGGAGATATAGCAGGATTTAGTGCGATAACTGCTAGACTTGGTGTTTTACTTAATGCAAAAAAACTAACGATTCCTATCAAACTGCTTCCAAAATTACAAAAAATTGGTAAAACATCAGGAATGGCAATAACTGGATTGACAGCATCCAGTGGATTTGCAACTGTAAATGCCGAAGAAATTGATGATGATACCCCCACTCTGAAAATAACAGTAATAGGAAAGAGAGACACTCCTAGAATCACTCAGTGGTGGGATTTAGAGGATGAACCTAATTTTATGAAGAACGTCATCAATGTGGATGATCTTGCTCAGGATACCTCTTATTCTAATGGTAGTTATGGAGTGATTACCAATAATACCACTGTTATTCAACCTGTAGTTCAAGAAGTTTAAAATCATGTCAACTGTAGAAACTCCTTTCATTTATAATGCTTTAGCCATTCGTGCAAATGTTGGTGATGAAGAACTTGTGGATCTTCGTACAGGTAATCCTATTATTGAATATAGGGAAAGTGTTTTCATGCCCTATGTTGAAGTAATGGCTTTTATTGTGGACACAGGAAATGCGGTTCCTGCAGATGATGGAACGGATTCCCGTCTTGGTTTACTAGATGCCGAAATTGCTCAAGGCACTGAAGAAGTTTTCTTTAGCATAGAGGATGAAAAGGGTACAAGAATAGACTTGCCAAACTTAAGATTGGCACAGATATCCAATATGAAGCAATCCTTTCAAAATCAAACATATACTTTAACGGCTGTATCTAAAGAAGCATTTGATAATACTTTATTGGAAAATAGATGTAGATCCAAATACTCAGGAAAAATATCTGATATCGCAGCTGCCATTATAAGAACCAACTTAAAATCAAATAAGACATTGAACATTGATGAGACTATAAATGAGTATCATGAATGGGGTGATAATAAATATCCGTTTGAACTACTTTTAGATATTCAAAAACTTGGTATTCCTAATATACAAGTATCTGATGGTAAAAGTGCAAAGGGAAAAACGGCTGGATATCTTTTTTGGGAAACTTCATTAGGATATAATTTTAAATCTCTTGATGAATTATTTGATCCTAAGGGTAAAACAATTAAAAGATTTATTGAAAATAAAAAGTCAGATGATAATGTACCTGCAAGTTATGATGCTAAAATTCTATGGTCATGTGTTGATAGAAGTACAAATGCATTAGCTCAATTTGAATCGGGTGCATGGGGCAGTAAAATAGATACTTTTGATGAGGTGACTGGTGAGTCTAAAGAAACTGAATTAGTTTCTGGTGAAAATACTGTGATGGCAGGTAGACAGTTACCTCAACTAGCTAAAGATTTTTTAGGAAAACTAACAGGTTTTCAAGTTACTACAGCTGCTACTGGTCAAACAGTGAAGGGAACAGATAATGTAGAGCAACAGGTTGAAAAAACTGACCAACCAAAATATGTCGTTGAGGAAATTTTTCAACAAGCACATCAAAATTATAGACAAAAAATGAACATGTCAGTGCAGATTATTGTCTCTGCTGATCTGGATTTACATGCGGGTGATTTAGTTTATTGTGAGTTTGAAGAACTTTCCAATAAAGAAACCACTATTGGAAGTAGGAGGCGAGATAGCGGTTTCTATATGATAGCGGATTTATGCCATTATGGAACTAAATCTAATTCTTTTACAGCATTACATTTAGTTAGAGATTCTTATGGTGTTAAAACTACTGAAGTATCTGAAGAGGCACAAGCATTAGCAGATGATAGCGGCTATACTCTTGCTACTGCAACTGTCATCGCTGGTGGTGGATCTGTAGAAACTGTGATAGAATAAATGAATTCAGTGTATAATAAATACCAACGTAAGGGATTACTTTTATGACATCTAACACTCCAGAACACGACCTTAATCATGAGGTTTATATAGATCCTAAAGATCATAAAGAGCATATCAATCATGGTATGATCGAATATACTGAAGAAGATCTAAAGATGCACAATGATGCCTTTCATTCCCACTCCGAGGATGAAGTGGATAAGAATGATGCAAAGATCAATGATTGGCACACACGACATGAGGATCAGCACTTAGAAGTGTATTGTGATAATCATCCAGATTCATTGGAATGTAGAGTATACGACGATTAAAAACGCATGAAGTCTCAAACTGAAAGATATACTAAAAAACAATATGAGGAGTTGATGGGTTGGACAACCCCTCGACTGGCTCAGGTTGCGGATGATATGAGTCATGTAGAGACTTTACAACAGACTCAATTTACAGGTAAAGATAACCCTGAATATAATCTTCCTCGATATAAGATTCGTATATTTGGGATTCATGGTGATGATATTGCTCCTGCGGCTCTTCCTTGGGCATATCCTCCTTTTCCCACTTCAGGTTTGCGAGGAGAATCTGTTGGAGAACCAAGATTTCCTATCAATACTCTTGTCTATGTAATTAAACAAATTGATACGGGTAATTGGTATATTGATAGAGTTGCCCCTAACAGCAAAGGAAAACTTTCTCAGAAAAAACAAGGAAAAGGCCCTCAGATAGCAAGTGGATTCCAACCAGGTTCCACATTGTTTATGAGACCCAAAACTCAATATGGTAGTGATGTTCAGGGTGAAACTGTTTCTCAACGACCTAAGGGAGAAACACAGCAGAATAAAGATAAAAGGAAAGAGGGTGATAGTCCTATATTATTTTCATGGGTGGATAATTTAGAAGATGCTGCTGAAGGTGTTCAGAATGATTTGGAGAAGTTGATAAAGGATATAGAGGAGGGGATTGATGATTTTGAGGAAGCAATTAATGAGTATGCTAAAAAAATATCAAAATGGATCACCAAGATGATGAACAGGGTGAAGAAATTGTTCATCAGAAAGTTAGAAGCGGTAATAAACAATGCGTTGGCAGTTAATCCATTATCAGGTAGATTTGCAGCTAATGGTATAAAAAAGAAAATCATAGATGCGATTGCATGTATTTTTAAATTAATGATTTCTAATCTTGGTAATCTGATTGGAAATGCAATTACTTCTTTTATTGATAAGATTGTAAATGTTGCTACCTGTGTTGTAGAAAATTTTATTGGTAATTTTATAGGTCAGATTGTTGGACAGTTATCAGGTTTAATTAATGGTATTTTAGGGCCTGTTTCTAATTTATTTGGAAGCATTGGAAGTTTGATGGGTAGTATTGGAAGTGTTTTAAAAACAATATTATCTCTTTTAGAATGTGAAGTAGGTGGATGTATAAAGACAGACGAAGGGCCAGGTGAAGCAAAACAAGAAGGTGAGAGTCTGATGGATTATAAAAAAAGAAGAGATAAAGAGAAAAAATGTGATAGTGGAGAAGATCCTGAAGTAAAGAGGTGGAATTTTAATGAAGGTGGTGCTCCTAAGAACAAATCATTAAATATTAAAGATATTTTTGATAAAGCAAGACAAGTTGGAGAGGATTTTGAAGCACTAACTAATGTTCCTGATAATCTTAGGAATTTTAATTTTGATTTCAATCCAGGATCTGCAATTAGTGATGTCTTAACTGATTGTTATTCTGGGCCTGAAATATGTGGAGCCCCTCAAGTGGTATTCTGGGGTGGAAACGGTTCTGGTGCGGCTGGAAATGCGGTTGTTAACGCTACAGGAGATCTTTTAGGGATTGATATTATTTTACCTGGCAATTATTCTGAAGCACCTTTTGTAAGTCTTAGGGATAATTGTGGTAATGGAGGAGGATTCACTGGCGAAGCAGTTATAGGAGGTGTGGGAATAGCAACCACTACTTTTGGTGATGGAACAGGTATTGGTACTACGGGTGGTCTTAGTGATCTTTCCGATCCTACTTATGATGATACTAATGTTGGAACAGGAGCAGGTTTAGGAGTAGGAGCTATTTTCAATATAAAAGTAAAGGGAACTCCTGCAGGTAATAAGTATGTGGTGGATGGTAGACAGCAAAGGACTCTTACCTTAGAAAGAGGTAAAACTTATATATTTGATCAACAACATTTTTCAAATGGACCTGTTGGTTTGGCAACTACAAATATATCATTAGGAGATACTTTATATACTGTTGAACAACAAGCTCAAGCTGGAAAGGTGCATCCTTTAAGATTCTCTGAGAAATCTGATGGAATTTGGAATTGTGATAGAACTAATGAAACCACATCTCCTGATCCTTGGCTTTTAGCTAAGGATGGTTTATCTCCTGATGACTGGGTATTGAGCACTGATGGGTGGTCTCCATTTTTACAAAACTATGGAGTTTATCCATCTTATGAAGTCTTACCAGGAACTCATGTTGGTAATTGGGAAGTTGAGATTCAAGAAACAGGAGATTATACTTTTGAGATGCAAGCAGATAATGTGGGAACCATCACTTGGGATGGTGTATTTTTAGGCAGCACTGACGCTTATGCAGGAGTAGCAGTTGATTTGAAAGGCCCTCATAACACACCTAAATTTCTATCTGTTAATGTTACTCAAACAGGAAAACACACTATTACTGCTTCCATAGAAAATACTCCTCATTCTGATACAACCGCACCAAGGGATTGGGATAGAAATCCAGGTGCTCTAGCATGGGTTCTAAGAGATTCTTCTGGAAACATTGTCGCATCATCCATAGATCCTTTTGCACCTCAAACAGAAGAAATCATCACTAATTGTGGAGTTGAATATACCCGTGGAGTCACTGTGGATGGAGTGCCTGGTCAGATTGGAGCATACACTAGAATTGTAGTTAATAATAATACTCCTGATACTTTATACTATTACTGCAATCAACACTCTGGAATGGGTGGATTAATTAATGTTGTAACAGCTGATGCTCAAACTGTTAACATGCATTGTAGGGATGCTACAGTGGAGATTTCTGAAGTTGATGGTAATGGTAAAGTAATAGCGATTAGAAATCTTCAGGGAGGAACAGGATATAGTGCGGGATCCACTAATTTAATAACTCAAGGTGGAAATGGAACCGATTTCACTCTTAACGTCGATGCCGTTAATGAGGGCACTATCACACTGCTTTCTATTAACAATGGAGGAAGAGGTTACGTACCTGGTGAAGTTGTTAATATTATTTGTAGACCTTCAAAACCCACTTCCACTACCACGGGCATCGGAGTAACTCAAGTTATTGTTAAAGAAACAGGATTTGGTTATCTATCAAAACCAGACGGATCTCAAGGTGGGATGAGAAGAACTTGGGCTGGAAGATGTCAAACCACTGTTCATAGAGCAAATGGTAATTGGGATGTCCCTTATAGTGAAGGAGATATAATCACTTTGTATCCTGATGATTCTATTAAACTTCCATCCAAACCAGAAATTTATATTGATGAAGATTTTGATGCCAGTATGTTACCAGGATGTATCATTGTAGGTGGATCTCCAACGGCAAAAGATATGAGTAATTTTCCATTTGGAGGGAAAACAGATTTTACTTTTTCAGATATAGATTATCTTAATTTTATTAGGGAAGTATATGATTGGGAAGGTGGATATGGTATAGAAAGAATTGATGGAACAGATCCTTCTTATCCTGCAGGTGTTGCTCAATGGTGGTTCTATGCTGATGGGGAATATTTGGGTACTTTTATTCAAGAAGAGTTTACTCAAGTTCCTCAATTTAAAATAGATGGTATTTTATATCGTTTAGGTGAATATAAAGAGGGAGTCTCCACAACCATAGAACAAGATACATCTGAGTGGTTATTAGCTAAAAATGGTACAAGTGCCAATAATTGGGTATTAACTGACCCTCAGGGATGGTCACCTTTCTTACAGACTTATGGAGTTTATCCTTCTTATGATGTATCCATTAATACCCCTCACAGAGGAGAGTGGGAAGTGGAAATTACAGAACCAGGAACTTATACGTTTGAAGTTCAAGCAGATAATCAAGGATCCATTAATTTTGATGGATTATTCTTAGGATCTACGACAATTTTTGATTCTCATAATAGTTCTACCTTCTTTACAGTTGATAATGTTACGACTGGAACTCATACTATCACAGGAACTATCACCAACGTAGATAATAGTTACAGTGAATGGGAGAGAAATCCAGCAGCATTTGCATTTGTTTTAAGAGGACCAAGTGGTAATATTGTAAGAACTTCTTTAGATCCATTTGCAAATACAACTCAAAGAATAGACGAACCTACTAAATCTCGTTTTTCTATTAAGATGTATGAGGTAATTACTCAGGAGGTGGGTGATATATCACTTGGAGATGATACTAGATTTTTTGGATTTAAAGAATATACTAAAGCTCAGAGAATGGGATTTAGTGATTATGATATAAGAACTTTCTTAGAGGTAAATTCTGCAACAGGTTCTGCAACATCTGATATCATCATATTAGATGATTTTATGAAATCAAGATTGGCTAATCCTAATTGGGGAGCAACTCCTGATTATAGTGTATCATACACAGCACCTGGATGTCCTGATGATGGTGGGGGTGAATGTACGGTGGATGCTGATTGCCCTGAAGGATATGTTTGCCTGAATGGTGTATGCGTACCTGTTGGACAATGTAGGGTGGATGCTGATTGTCCTCCAAATCATATTTGTATGGATGGTGTATGTGTCCCTGAGTCTACGGATACAGTTTCAGGAGGAGAGATTGGAGGAACTTATCCAGTGATTGCTTGTATTGATACAATATATGCTTTAAATCCAGGATTTGGTTTTGATTGTAGTAAGGATACCATCAGTATTGTTCCTGAAAATGGAGCAAAAGCTGTTATTGAAGAGTGTGATGAGAATGGTGGAATTTTAAAAATTAAGATTATTAATTGTGGATCTGGATATAATGAGATTCCTGATGTCTTCATAAATACTGATACTGGTTATAATGCAATGCTCTATCCTGTTATGAAATTCCATCGACCTGACATAGAAACTCCTGAGGGAACTAATGTACTTCAAGTAATCGATTGTGTTGGTAATGTGGGTAGTTTAAGAAGAACGAGGATATAATAATGGCAGATAAAGGAGAAGCCAAATCATATAAAGCCCAAAATTTCAATACGACTGAGGGGGGATTATATCTTGGTCATGTGGTAGATAAATTATCTGGTGCTAAATTTGCGGCCGCTTTGCGTCGTACTCTTCCTAGTCCTAATAATTTTAAAAGAGATCATTATATTGGTCTGCAGATGAATGGTGAATTGGATGGGGGTATTATTATGGGAGCTCCATCTGTGTTGCAGATGAGATGTGGAGAAAAACCAGTTCAGGAGGTAGCAGGATTATGGTATGCTGAGAATGGAGACATTCGTATTGTTGCTCCGAATGGAAAAATAGTATTAGAGGCTGAAAGTATAGCTCTTATAGGAAATGGTGGTGAACCATCTGGAAATATTTACTTAGATGCCACGAATGAAGTTAAGGTTATGAGTGATACTATGAAAACTGTGGTGGATGATAGCATTGCTTTTGAAGCAGAAAGAGATTACAATATTACTTGTATGGGAAGAGCTGAGATTGACTGCGGAGATTTTTCTGTCACAGAAGGTGCAGACGTGGCTATACCTGTTTTACTTAGAGGTGGACAGGGAACTATGGGAGCAGTAAAATTCCTAAAAGGGGTAATGAAATTAATTAAGAGTATAGCATAATGGCAGAACAAAATGACGTACATATAGGAAATCAATTATTTGTTTCCTCAGCTACAGCAGGATTGAATGAGAGTCCTGTTCTGCCTGGAAGAGATCCTACATGTTTGGGAATAGGGCCATCTGCCATTCCTGGTTCAATTTATGCTTCGGGATGTGTGCTTATAGGGAATCCTACAGCATATCCTATTCCTGAGATTCCTGAAGCAACCGTCATGATTGCTAGACCAAATGTAATAACCAATCCTTTAGCTGCTAAATGTATTGGTCTATTAAAGGTAACCAATAAAGGTTTTCCTCCAAGTCCTCCTACTCCATTTGATGTGATGTTTGGAGATCCTGCCATTGGTCAAGTGGGTATAGCAGTTAATTCTGTGATGATTAACGTGGTTAATTCTACTTTTATCAATATTTTAACTCCTACCATCAGCATCTTTGCTAATAAGTTTCACGTTGGATCTTTAAATGAAGTTGGGGCAAAGTTAAAAACTGGTGTAGCGATGGAGTCAGGTGCTAAGTGTGATGCAGGTGCGAGAACAGAAGCAGGCCCAGCATCAAATGCAAGTCCTACTGATGCTCCCATTGTCAGAGGGCCTATAACAGTGGGTAGAATTTTTACTGGAAGAGCATTAGGTAATAAAGGATTTGATATTCAACATCCTACAAGAGAAGGAAAGAGAGTAAGACATATTTGTGTGGAAGGCCCCGAATCTGCCATCTATATAAGAGGTAAATTAAAGGGAACACACATCATTGATATACCAGAGTATTGGCAAGGACTGGTAGATTATGATACAATTACAGTAAATCTTACACCATGCGGAAAACCTGATCTGTCTTTATATGTAAAAGAAATTAAAGATAATAAAATTATTCTTTCTTCAGATCATTTGACACAAGTAGAATGTTTTTATCAGGTGTGGGCTGATAGGATTGGCCCAGAGTTGGTGGTAGAGTATGATGGAGAATCTCCAGCAGATTATCCAGGCGATCAATCAGGTCATTCAATTGCTGGTTATACTTATGATAAGGAGGACTCATAATGTCAATAGGAACTGAAGTAATTGGAAGAACTAATAAAACTATTCAGGATAAATTAGAACAGATTGATTTTTTTCAAGATCAAATTGTCCTTGTAGATGATGAGAGATCTCTTTTTGATCAAGCTATTTTTAGATTAGATAAAGATTTATTGGGAGAAATACAGATTGTAAATAGAGCACTTGATGATGTTAAAGATGCATTTCAAGATAGAATAACAGTGGGATGTAGAACTGATTTATTTTGGAGGGTGACAGGTTTTACAGCAGGAACTGATGATGATGATGATGCGTATCAGTTTACATGCACTAAACTGGCTGCGGGAGGATATGCACAAGTAGGAGTAGGAACATCGGTTCTTATATTAAATCCTGCCACAGATAACTTAGCTAATTTCCCTCTAAATGAATATAATTCTGAACAAGAGGGAAGACCACAAGCTTCCTTTTTTGGATTTGATCCTAGAAATTTCTATGGTCTAAGATATTATAATGAACCATATGCTCTTGATATTGGAGACACTTTTATTACTGCTTTTATTGGAACGATGGCATTAGGAGGAAACACTGTAACTGTCATGCAACCAGTGGGTGCAGGAACTTCTGATGTATTGGAAGTTGGAGATATAATTAGTGCTAATAAAGAAGGAGTCTTTACTGCTACGACAAAGATTACAGGTATTACGACAGGTCTAGTAGATTTAAGAAACTCTCCTAATAATGTGGGGATAGCAAGCACCCTTCAATTTGTGAATATTCTTACAGTTGATAATGCAGCAGGAGCATCGGTTGAATCTCCTGAACCTGATGGAACTTTTGTGACCTTTAGAGTAATTGGTGATCCTGCTAATATAGTTGATACTGGTAGGCAAAAATATAGATTCCCTGATGTATCCATTACTCCTGAATCGGGAATAGGAACTTATCAGGTGAGTGGATGGAATAAGGATCCTTTCCTAATGCAAGATGTAGGGATAATGAAAACTGATACCTGTGGAATTGGAGTGTCCATCGCTTTAGATAATACGGGAAATCCTGATGCAGAACAGGACTGGAATCCTAATTTACATGGTTTTGTAGTAGAGTATGACAGTAGGGGGGAACCAGCCGCAGGCCCTGTTGAACCTCCAAATGTAGGATCTGGTAGATGTTTTTGGCCTGTTGGATTTTCTACCCGTCCTATGATGACTGGAAGCACTCCAGCCGATGAAGGTGATGTGAGAAATGGTGTAGAGGAAAGTGATTTTAGTTCTTTATATCAAGATCTACCCACTTGTGCTACAGAAGATGCCACAATAACTACTCTTATTGGTATTTCAAGCACTAAAGAACAAGATATAAGGGGACAGGGGACTAATAGAGCAAATAAAGTGTTAGCAGTAAATGGATTAAGAATTCAAAGAAATGAACTTAGTATTAGAATATGGTCTATGAGACAAGGAATTAGTAAATTAAACGATGAATTTGAAGAATTGGAAGCTTTGCAAGCATATATAGGGATAACCACGGTGCAGAATTTGTTAGATGACTGATCTTTTAATTGAACATGGTAAATGTAGAAAAAATTTAATTACTTTACCAGATAAATGGGAAGAGTTAGTGGATTTAGATACGATAACAGTTCACTTAACTGAGATCGGTGCGAAGCAAAATTTAATTGTAAAAGGAGTGCAAGGCTTAGACATTCATTTGCAGAGTCAGGGAATACCAGTAAACTGCTATTATATGGTAGTAGGTAAACTACTTGACAGCACAGACTAGTCATGATATAATACATAGACCTATATAAGGTTTACAATGGAAGATGACTACCTTTCCCGTTGTGTTGTGGATACCCTTCTACGAAAAGTCCACTTATATTCAGATGAAGGAGAGACTAGAACAGTAGAGTGTGAGACTGTAGAAGAGTTTATGAATGTATTGCATTTTGTGAGGGATAATTGTCCTGAGGACATGTTAACATATACCAATCCGTTGGATGATAAATAAATCATAATAGAACTACCGTGCAAATAAGATGCCTCTCAGTCGTCTAGATAATTTCCTGAAGAATGTTCGTGGTAATATTCTGTATGTTAATCCGAATGATTTGGATGCCACAGACAGTATTGAGAATCAGGGAAATTCATTAACTCGTCCATTTAAGACTATTCAAAGAGCTCTTATTGAAGCAGCGAGATTTTCATATCAAAAAGGGTTAGATAATGATAGATTTGGTAAGACAACCATTCTTCTTTATCCTGGTGAGCATGTTGTAGATAATAGACCTGGATGGATTCCTGATAGTAGTTTAGGAACAAATGAGTTTAGATTAAGGGATGGTGGTAATTCAACAGACTTTTCAGCTTGGTCTCTCTCTACCAATTATGATCTTAATGACGTAGATAATGCCCTTTATAAGATGAATAGTGTCTATGGGGGTGTTATTCTTCCTCGTGGTACTTCTCTTGTTGGTTTAGATTTAAGAAAGACAAAGATACGTCCTAAGTATGTTCCTAATCCTGAGAATGATAATATTGAAAGAACTGCTATTTTTAGGGTAACTGGTGCTTGTTACCTATGGCAGTTCAGTATTTTTGATGGAGATCCTAATGGAACGGTATATAGAGATTATTCAAGAAGTGAGTTCGTTCCCAATTATTCTCACAATAAACTAACAGTTTTTGAGTATGCTGATGGTGTTAATGATGTAAAAATCAACGATGCATTTATATCTGATTTTGATGCAGCAAGAACTGATCTTGATATTTACTATGAGAAAGTAGGTCTTGCGTATGGCCCTTCCTCTGGTAGAGAGATTGAACCAGATTATCCTTCATCAGGTCTTGACATTCAACCTAAAGTTGATGAATTTAGGATTGTTGGACCTGTAAGTGGATCTGTTGGAATTTCTAGCATTAAGGCTGGTGATGGATCTACGACTTCTACTGAAATTACAGTTGAATTAACTAAAGCATTAAAAGGATTAGATGTAGATACTGCATTCCAAGTTGATGGAATTACAGCAGAGGGATATAGTGGTAATTTTGTGGTCAGTGATGTTGTTACCACAGATTCAAATGGAATCACAGAATTTAAGTATCAAGTATTAAATGCACCTGTAAATGCACTTCCCTCTGTAACAGGTTCAACAGTTAATCTTCAGGTTGATACTGTTACATCTGCCTCTCCATATATCTTCAACATATCATTGAGATCTGTATTTGGTATGTGTGGTATGTTTGCCGATGGAGCAAGAGCAACTGGATTCAAATCTATGGTTGTTGCTCAGTTTACGGGTATTGGTCTACAGAAGGATAATAATGCATTCGTTAAGTATGATGAGGATAGTGGAGAGTATAAGGATAGTTCCTTTGCGGGTAATGAAAATATAAATTCAGATTCAAGAGCAATATATAAACCTTCATATAAAAACTGGCACATCAGAGCTAGCAATGATTCTGTTATACAGATAGTTTCTGTATTTGCTATTGGTTATGCACAACACTTATTAGCTGAGTCTGGTGGTGACTTATCTGTCACTAACTCTAACTCTAACTTTGGTGCAAAATCATTAGTTTCCATAGGATTTAAAAGAAATGCCTTTACAAGAGATGATGTTGGATATATCACTCATATTATTCCACCAAAACAATTAGAAACATCTACAATTGGTATTGAGTATGATGCGATTGATGTTAATAAAACAGGATCAGCAGTAGGTGTTGGATCAACTAGTCGTTTATATCTTTATAATCAAACTAACCAAGATGTTAAACCAAGTAGTGTAATAGAAGGTTATAGAGTTGGTGCAAAGAACAATGATAAATTAAATGTTCTCATCCCTGATTCTTCGGGAAATACTAATCAGCATAAGGCACGAATCGTGATGCCTAATACTGAACTTTCAACCACTGAAGTTTCATCTGAAAAAGTATTTACTGTTGGAAGATCAGCAGCTGGTATTACTAGTATTACAAACAATACCTTTACTTTAACAGCAGATCATAATTTCTTAGAAGGTGAAACAGTTAGAGTCATTGCTGAAAATGGACATCTTCCTGATGGATTAGATTCCAATACAGTATATTTTGCGATAACTGATGGTATAAATGACAATCAAGTTAAAGTTGGTCAAACACTTAATGATGCAGTTTCTGGAGAAGCAATTTCTATCAATAATAAAGGTGGTATTCTTCATATTGAAAGTAGAGTATCTGATAAAATTGCAGGAGAGATCGGACATCCAATTCAATATGATAGTAATGAAACTCAATGGTATGTGACGGTTGGAACTGCTGCTACCGATAATGATATTTTCTCTACCATTGTTGGTCTAGGGTCTACATCCTTAGGAGAAGCAACACCTAGAACATTCATTGAAAGACAACCAGATACTAGGAATACTATTGATACAGTCTATAGGGCTCGTTATGTAATTCCTGCTGCTAGTGGAATTACTTCTGCACGTCCTCCTGTTGATGGTTATATTTTAGAGGAATCAAGTAATGTAACTGGAGCCACAGATGCAGAGGTTGCTAGTTTCTTTAGTCCCACTACTGTTAGTTTAAGTAATAAAGATGAGTTAAGGAATTTTAGTTTCCTATCTCATGCACGTTGGAGTAGTGATGTTGGTCATTTCCTTTCAGAAATGCCTCATGGTTTAAAATCAGGAGCTCAAGTTGAAATTAAAAATGTAAAGAGTGCTAATAACCCAGTTGGAACTGCTAATTCTGGATTTAATGGAACATTCAATGTCACTGGAATAACAAGTGCAAGAGAATTTGTAGTATCTCTTCCAAGAACTACTGGACCTGGAACTTTCACAAGTAATATTGATTCTAGAACAACAAGTCTTCCTACATTTACTCAAAAGGAGTTTCCTGGAACTTTCCAAGTTTATAGAGCTCAACAGGTTCAGGAGTATATTGGTGGAGTGCAAGATGGTATCTACTACTTATTACTGACTAATGCATCTAATGAACCAACTGCAAGTCCATTCTCTACAGAGAGATATTCTCAACCCATTCAGAAATTATATCCTCAAACAAATAGAGATAATCCTGAATCTGATCCACGAGCAACAACATCATATGCTCTTCCAGATCCTATTGGTGCAGTGGTTGTTGATACTCCTCAACATAGTATCACTAAGGAGACGATAGAAGAAGGAATATTTGATTGGAATGTTGGATTTGGAATTACAGAGATTACTTCTAATACAGCTGGTACTGCTCATACTATCTTTACCACCATTGATCATGGTTTAAATCGTGTTATTAATGTTTCTATTGCAGAAAGTGGTACGGGATATGGAGATGGATCTGCTGGATTCCTCTATGATGCTAAGTTAGTTGGTATTGGTACATCGGTCACTGGAGCTCATGCGACTGCTAGAGTGGAAGTTAATGATGCTGGTAACTTAGTTGCACTGAAGATAATGGATGGAGGAAGTGCCTATGGAATAGGTAATAGTCTTCATGTTGTTGGTGTAGGAACCACTGCTCCACATACTGTGGGTATGGTTACTGTTACTGAAATTTATGATAACGTAGGAGATACTATTCAGATTCAAGGTGTTCTTCCTGCCAGTGATAATGAGTTCAACACTCTTTATAGAATTACTCAAGTAGGTTCTTCGGAAGGATCGGTTGGTATAGGAACAAGTATTACCAAAAACACTAAGGAAATACAAGTAGCATCTGCGTCCACTGTTGGTTCTGCTACTACCTTAGGTGTAGGAACAACCGATCTTTCAGCTGCGACTGCTTATCTTAGTGGTCAAACATTGAATGTATCAGCGTTCAATTATAATAAGGACACTGGTACAGGTATTGTTACTACGGCACAGAGACATGGTTTAACTGTAGATAATAAAGTTAAATTAGGTGGATCTCAAAGAGAACTTTATCGTGGTGATTTCATTGTTAAGAAGATTAATGATCAAACATCATTTAACATTAACATAGGAATAGGAACGACTGCACCTGATGCCACAGGTACGATGTTCGCCTATAAGTTTGGATACACGGCAACTGGTGGTAACATTACTTTTGAAGAGGAGAATCTATCAGGTAGACAAATTGCTGAGTATGCGGGTATTACAACTACTTTATCTGCTGCTGTTCTGACAGAAACTACCACCAATATTGAATTAACTAACGTTGATAATTTAGATGTTAACATTGGTGACTACCTCTTAATTGAATCTGAAATTGTAAGAGTCAAATCAACTGTCACTAGTAATCCAATCACTGTATTCAGAGGGGTTCAAGGAACAAAAGCTGCTACTCATGTTAATAATACTGTAGTAACACGTATTAATTGCCGTCCTGTTGAATTTAGAAGAAACTCTATCATTCGTGCATCAGGACATACCTTTGAATATGTCGGATTTGGGCCAGGTAACTACTCAACTGCACTTCCTGATAAGCAAGATAGAAGTCTTACTGCTCAAGAAGAACTATTAGCACAATCCACTAGAAGAGATGGTGGTGTTAATGTTTACACTGGTATGAATGATGCTGGTGACTTCTATATTGGTAATAAGAAAGTAAGTTCTGCAACAGGTCAGGAAGAAGTATTTGATGCTCCGATTCCTACCATTACTGGTGAGGATGCATCTGAGGGTGGTATTAACATTGGATTTGATGTTCTTACTCCACTTGAAGCATCTATCAGTAGATCATTAAGAGTTGAGGGTGGCCCGAATGCCAATATTATATCTGAGTTTGATGGCCCTGTAATCTTTAACAATAAACTTACATCAACCTCAAGTAAAGGTATTGAATCTAACTCCTTGTTTTTACAAGGTGATGCTACGGTCTCAAGAAAACAAACCATTGGAGTTGGTACCCCATCCCTTGCAGGTAATCCTGGTGACATAACTTACTTTGCTAATCCTACTAGCGGTGGATATAGTGGTTGGATTTATACCACAGATAATGATTGGTATCGCTTTGGTAACATTAGTCTATCTAAGACACTTGATATCGGAGTCTTTGATCAACTAGGTATTGGAACTACCTCACCTGGTTTGAATACTTTACAGGTAGGATCAGGAAGTTCTGAGTTTGCTGTTGATGGAACTGGAGTTGGTATTGGAACAACTGCCAATGGATATAAACTTAATATTGAGGGTAATGTTAATGTTGCTGGTATTGTAACAGCAGTTAGCTTTAAAGGTGATGGTTCTTTACTAAGTAACCTTGCTACCGATAGTTTATGGGAGTCTGTTGGATCAGGAACTTCTGCTGGATATGCTCCAATTAATGCTGCATCCAAACGCATAGGTATTGGTAATTCCAAACCTGATTATATGTTGGATGTGGGAACCACAGGTATAGGAACCACAGCTTTATATGTGAGGAATACAGCAGTCTTTGCTGGATTTACGACCACTCAAGATCTTCAGGTTGGAGGAGCACTAAGTGCAACCACTTATAATTTAAATAGTTCCTCCAGTAATATTGTCACAGGAATTGTAACTGCTACTACCTTAATGGTTGGAAGTGCGGTGACTACCTCCTCTGGTAACGTTGGTTTGGGAACAGGAGTTCCAAGATCAGATATAGATTTAGAGGGTTCTACTAAATTTAAGACTTACTTTGAAAATGTAGAGGATCTTGATATATCAAGTGGTGTTGTTACTATTGACCTTGCAGTTGCTCAATCATTTACCCTAACTGTAGATGAAGCAGTAACCTCCTTTACTTTGAAGAATGCACCAGCAGGATCAACAGCCTTTACTCTTAAAGTGGTTCAAGATTCCACTGGATATTCTGTGGGCATTGCTACCTTTAAGAATGTAGGTGGAACGGCAATCCCAGTTTACTGGCCTGCAGGAGGTGTGATACCAGAGGTAACTCAAGCAGCATCAAAAACAGATGTGTATTCATTTATGACATTTGATGGATCTAATATTACTTCTTCAGGACTATATGGCGTTGTCGGAGGACAAAACTTCGCATGATAGGATTTAAAATACATCGTAGTATTCCAACTAGTATTGACCTAAACGGGCCTTTTCTTTCATATACAACACAACCAGTTGGGATAACTACAAATGCCACTACTGCTACTTTTACAGCAGTTGTAACATCAGAACCAACAGGCACTGGACATCTCTCCTACCAATGGTATGAGGTTGGTGTTGGTAAACTTTCCGATGGTGCAAATATAACAGGTAGTGCAACCACTGCTGCTGTTGGTGGGGGATCAACATTAACCATATCTAATTTATCTAATCCTGAAGACACAGGAAGACAATTTTTTCTCGAAGCAAGTTATGTTGCTTCAGCTTATGGTAGTAGTCCTATCACAGCAGGTACAGCAAGGTCTACGGGTAATGCTGTTAATGCTCCATTAAAATCAAATACTGTTGGACTTTTAGTTGAACCTACACTTTCCTTTACTACTCAACCTGTAAGTCTCGCTGCTAATATAAACACCGATGCAGACTTTACTGTGGTAGCTGATGTTACTGACAATACAACTGCAGATATTGTTTATAGTTGGTTACTTAATGGAACTACCATTAATGATGGTGTAACTGATACTAGTTCTGGTTCTGGAGAGGAAGAAGGAGATATTATTTTCACTGAACCAGGATCTCACACATGGACTGCTCCAGAGGGAGTTACCGCAGTAGCAGCAGTTGCTATTGGTGGAGGTGGTGGTGGAACTGGTGGTGCAGTAGATGGTGGAGAAGCAATGTCAGGTGGTGGTGGAGGAGGCCTTGGTTGGAACAATAATATCACCGTGGTGCCAGGTCAGACTTACAATTTAGTTGTGGGTGAAGGTGGTGCTGGTTCTCCCACTCGTAGAAGAGATGCTAATAATGGAAAGGATAGTTGGTTTATTGATAGCGATACGGTAAGAGGAAGTGGAGGAAAAGCTCTTGGTGGAGGTTTTGCGGGTGATGGTGGACAAAGTGGTGGAAGCGGTGGAAGTTTTGGTGGAGGAGGTGGATCTGGTGGATATTCTGCCGATTTAGGTGGTGGAGGGGGAACTGGTGGTTCTGCCACTGTAACAGGTGGAGGAGCTGGAGGTGGTGGTACAGGAGTATTTGGAAATGGTGATACAGGTTCTGATGGAGAAGATGTAAGCACGATAGATGGTGCAGTCATAAACGGTGGAGGTGGTGGTTCAGGTGGAACTGCTGGAGAAAATGTAACAGCTGCTACTAAAGTATCTGATGGTTCAAGACCTGAAGGATTTAGATATTCTGAACCTGTAGGTGGAGGAAATGGAGGTCTCTTTGGAGGTGGTGGTGGATCAGTTTATCATCCAGACACTCGTAGTGGTAATGGTGGAGCAGGAGGAACTGGAGCAGTAAGAATTATTTGGCCTAATAGTAGGTTCTATCCCTCTAATGCAAATGAAGGAGGTAAGTTTACCGTTAGTGGTGCTACAACTCCTACACTTACAGTTAAATCTAATGTGGCAGGAATTAACACAATCAGATCCTCTATTTCACATCCAACTGCAGCTAATTCTCCTCTTTTATCTGATGTTGTTACCTATACTTCTATTGATAGTGGAGAAAGAAGAATAATTTATCTTGAAGAATTTGATGTTAATGCTACATTATATAATACTGATCAGGTTGATTTAACCACAACACCTTTAGTAATTACTCCTTCAGATGCATTGAGTGTTACCTCTAACTGGAATAGAATATATTCATTCTATGCACCAGAAGGAAGTTTTAAAGTTAAGATCACAATGGGAGGTGCTGCTGGTACTGGTGTTGATACTCAAGGTATTTCAGGACCAGGTGGTGAAGGTGGAGTAACCACTTGGATTATGGATCTGGCACAGCAACAAGAGTATGTTGTTAACTTAGGTGCTGCCATATGGCCTTCAGGTGGATGGGGTGCTCGTGGTCAGTTTGGTGGTGGAGGATCATTCTTCTATAGAGGAGGAGAGTTATTGATGGCATGTGGTGGAGGTGGTGCAGCTGGATTTGCAAAAGGAAATGGTGGTGGTGCTGGTTTGGATGGAACTAGTTCACCTTTTGCCTTTAATGGATTTGGTGTAGGAGGACAAGGAGTTACTGGAGCAGAGAATTTAAATCCGCTTGATGCTATTGTTACGCCTAATAGTAGTGACCCATCAGTTGGATCATTTGCTCGTAGGATAGATCGTGCAGCAACTTCAACAGTACCACCTGGACTCGCCTTTTTTGGTGACTGGGGACATTTTGTGGGTGGATATGTTGGGGGATGTACCATAGGTGATTATTGGCAGACTCAAGGAATCGCACCTTGTGCTGATATAGGGGGTGTGACCACAGTTTTCACAGGTGCAGATGGAACACAAACTTCTACGTTTGGTGTTCTTGTGAAGAGAGGATATAAAGCAGGTTTAAATTATCAGTGGAATGGTGGTTATGGTCAAGGAAATAGTTCTTCCGTATATTCTGCTGGCGGTGGCGGTGGAGCCAGAGGTGGAAATGGTGGTGGTTTAGAGAGAAATATTGGTGGAGGTGGTGGAGGAGGATATAATAGTGGAGAATTTACTGGATCTTCTATTGTCTCTAATACAGTAGGAGGTAACACACTGAAAGTGGGATACCTGAAGATAGTTGCTGAAGCACCTGGTGGAGGTTGGATAGAGTAAAAGTTATATAAATAATAAAAAATATCGGGGGAGAGTGAACCCAAAATGGCTGTAAATAAGAATTTCGTTGTAAAGAACGGTTTAGAGGTTAATACCGATCTTATTTTTGCTGATCCTTCGAGTAACCGAGTTGGTATTGCTAGTACCATTCCTAGTATGCTGCTCGATGTTCAGGGTGGTATTGCTTGTACGGATATTCAAGTAAGTGGTGTAGCAACGATTGCGACAGGTATAATAACGAGTGCGGTTTGTGACTTTTTGAATGTAACGGGTATATCAACTCTTGCTGGTGCGTTATCATTTGAAGATTTAAGTGTTTCTGGTATAGGAACAGTTAGGGTAGGTATCCTAACAGAGGCATATATTCATTTCCTAAGTAATGCGAGTGGTGTTACGACTGCTGGTAATTTAAACGTAACAGGACTTTCCACTTTTTCTAATACGATAAAAGTTGGATCTGGTGTAACCATTCAATCCCACGGTGGGCTTTCCATTGCTGGTATTATGACGGTTGGTGGAGATTTAAATGTTGTTGGAGATATTACATATGATGAGATAGGAGGTAGAAACCTTAATATTACTGGTATTGCCACTCTTGCCTCTGCTAAGGTTTCAGATTTAACTTCTGGTAGAGTTGTAACTGTTGGTACTGGTGGAGAATTGCAAGATGCTTCCACGTTTACATTTAGTGGAGGAACCGTAACAGCTACAGCTTTTGCTGGAGATCTTACGGGTGATGTGACGGGTGATGTATCAGGTTCTTCTGGATCTTGTACAGGAAACTCTGTGACTGCAACTACTGCAACTACTGCAACAAACGTTACTGTTACAGCAAATAATAGTACAGATGAGACTGTTTTTCCAATATTTGTGGATGGAGCAACAGGTGCTCAAGGTGCGGAGTCTGATACAGGACTAACTTATAATCCAAATTCAGGAACCTTAACCGCAACCAAATTTAGTGGTGATGGATCTTTAATAACAGGAGTTGCTTCTACAGATTTTATTAACACAGGAACAGCAGTCACGATTACTAATAACGTAAACATTAGTGGTATTACAACTGTTTCTAATAATGTTAATATTACTGGTATTACGACTACCACTGCAATCGCTGACCAAACTGGATCAGTAGGAACGGCAAATTCTATTTTATCCTCTACTGGTAGTGCTTTAGCATGGATTAACGCTAACACCACTAGTGTGGATAATGCAAGTAAGGTAGGAACTAATGCTGACTCTACAGATGCAACTCAGTTTGTAGCTTTTCTTGGAGCTTCTACTGGTAATAATCCAGTTAGAGTTAACACTGGTTTCACCATCAACCCCTCAAGTAATAAATTAACAATCGGAGCACTTGATGTAAATGGTGGTGTTATAACTCTTGATGCTGACGCTGATACTACCATAACTGCAGATACAGACGATCAAATTGATATTGCATTTGGTGGTAATGACAGAATTACCATGTCCACTGGTTTGATTAGTATAAAAAATGATGGATCTCAATCACAGGTTAGACTCTACTGTGAGAGTTCAAACGCACATTATCTTGCATTACAAGCACCTGCCCACTCTGCTTTTTCTGGTAATCCAACAGTAACTCTACCAGCATCTACAACCACGCTGGTGGGTAGAGATACAACTGATACTCTTACTAATAAAACTCTTACATCTCCTACCATTACTGGAACAGGAGCAATTGCAGGTACGTTTACTGGTAATGTCACTGGTAACGTAACGGGTAACTGTACTGGTTCGTCTGGTTCTTGTACTGGTAATGCTGCAACAGCAACGGAAGCAACTAATGTCACTGTTACTTCTGACACTGCTAATACTGCATATCGTGTTCCTTTCGTAAGTGCAAATAGTGGCACTGCGGCTATCTATGCGGATAATGATTCGGGGATGACTTATAACCCCTCAACCAATGTTTTAACAGCTGGATCATTCACTGGTAATGTAACTGGTAACGTAACGGGTAACTGTACTGGTTCTTCTGGATCTTGTACTGGTAATGCTGCAACGGCATCGAATGCCAGTGTTGCTGATACAGTAGACATAACTGCTACCAGCAGTGACGCTACTTACTATGTTGTATTTGCGGATACTTCTTCAACAACTGCTGGTGAGACCATGCGAGTTGATGGAGGAATAACTTATAATCCTTCAACCAACGTTCTATCGGCTACATCCTTTACAGGTAATGTCACTGGTAACGTAACGGGTAACTGTACTGGTTCTTCTGGATCTTGTACTGGTAATGCTGCTACTGCAAGTGTTGCAACAAGTGTTACTGTTACTGATGAATCAAGTGACACATCATGTAATGTATTGTTTGCTGATACCTCAACAGGAAATTTATCAGTTAAGAGTGGATCAAATCTTACCTTTAATTCTAGTACTGGTCTTTTAGTTGCTTCTGGTTTTAGTGGAGATGGTTCTTCTCTTTCAGATATAAATGGTTCAAATATAACTTCAGGAACTGTTGCAGCTGCGAGGGTCGCAACTCTAAACCAGAACACCACTGGTAATGCGGGTAGTGCAGACACTGTAGACATAACTGCTACCAGCACCGACGCTACTTACTATGTTGTATTTGCGGATACTTCATCAACAACTGCTGGTGAGACCATGAGGGTTGATGGAGGAATAACATATAATCCTTCAACTAATGTCTTATCAGCCACATCCTTCACTGGTAATGTCACTGGTAATGTAACTGGAAATTGCACGGGATCCTCTGGTTCTTGTACTGGTACAGCGAATGTCGCAACTAATGTAACTGCTACAGCCAACAACACAACTAACGAAACTGTATATCCTACATTTGTAGATGGAACTACAGGTTCTCAAGGAATTGAAACCGATAGTGGATTGACATATAATCCATCTACTGGTCTGATGACTGCTACTGCCTTCAGTGGTGATGGTAGTGCATTAACAGGTATTGCTGCTGGTGGATCTGGTCAGTTTAATACTAGTATTAGTTCTGCCACTGCATATCTTCTTACCACTTCAATGGCTGTTGCAACAACTGCAAGTGCAAGTACTTCAATTCGCACAGTAGTTCACTCAATTCATATTGTTAATATCAGTGGTTCTGAGGTAACAGTCAGTGGAGAAATGCAATCTAGTTTCTCCTTTGCTCATACCATTCCTGTTCCTGCAGGTTCAGCAGTTGAATTACTCAAGCAACCAAAGGTTCTTGGCCCAAGTGAAACAATCGAACTCCAAGCAAGTGCTGGTGGTTCATTATATGCAACTATTATTCTAGAAGAAAAAGAAGATACGGCTCTTTGGGATGCTCAAGTGGATGTAACTTCTGCTGCTACATATACCGATTTATACACTTCTACTACATATCCTTCTGTGGTTCAAAGTATTCTTCTTGCGAATGATGATGGAGCCAATGACGTAAAAGCAAGAGTCATATGGACAGATGGAAGTAATAGTCTACAATCATATCTCTGTTATGATATGGTGATTCCTGCTGATGCTACTGTTGAACTATGCGAGCAACCGAAGTACCTTGCTGCGGGTTATAAGTTAAGAGTATATGCCAACGTAGCAGATAGATTAGAAGTCACTGCATCTGGTTCACAGATTGTATCATAAGGAGGACTGATTAATGGCAGCAACTGATAAAGGTATATGGTCCTTACAAGATGTAAGGGATAAGCAACTTCAAGATGAGTGGGAGTATGTACAACTTCGGAATTTGTACATGACAGGTGTAGGTACTAATGGATCAATGGGAATTAATATTGCTGGACCTAATGCTAAAAGATCATCACCAACTCAACTACCAGGTAGTTGGCAATCTTTTAGTGCGACTTATCAGAATGCGGCTGGAGTAAAAACTGATGGAACATTGTGGTCATGGGGACAGAATTCCAATGGATCAGTTGGAGATGAATCTACAACATCCTATTCATCACCAGTTCAAGTAGGTTCGGGTACTGATTGGAATGAAGTTATGATGCAGACTCCAGGATCGTGTTTTGCAGTCAAAACTGATGGGTCATTGTGGTCATGGGGAAATAATAATTATGGTATGTTGGGACATAATAACAAAACAGATTACTCATCACCAAAACAAGTAGGAAGTGATACTACTTGGAATGGAGCACATGGTCAGTTGGATGGTGGACAGTATTCTGTGGGAGCAATTAAAACTGATGGAACATTCTGGAGATGGGGAGATAATGAGAAGGGACAATTAGGACATAATAATAAAACCGATTATTCATCACCAAAACAAGTTCCAGGTACTTGGACGTACTTTTCGGCTGGATGGCAAAGTTCATTACAAATCAAAGGTGGTAATCTATATTTTTGTGGATGGGGAGAAAAATCTGCTGCTGGAGGTTCAGGTACATCATATTCATCACCAAAACAACTTCCAGGATCTCCTGGTGCTGGGCCTTTTGGTACTGTTACCAGGTGTTGTTCAATGGAAGATGGAACAGGTTTGGTAATTAATACTGACGGTGAATTATTTTCATGGGGATATAATACTAAGGGACAATGTGGAAAAAACACAAATAATAACGCAACACAATATTATAGTCCTCAACAAATACCTGGAACTACTTGGGAGCACGTCGATTCGGCAAGGCAAGCAGTTTTTGCAACTAAAACTGATGGAACATTGTGGGCATGGGGAAAAAATAATGCTGGACAATTAGGACATAATAATGAAACACAACGTTCATCACCAACTCAAGTAGGAAGTGGGACGAGTTGGGAACTTTATAGAACAAAATCATATTTCGCAGGAGCAATGGGTATAGTTGAATCGTTCCCTTAAACAATAAAAATTTCACCTAAATAAATAAAAGAAAAGTTATTGAGAGAGCATGGCCAAGAATATTAAGTGGATAAAAGTAGATTCCGTGACTGGTGTATCGGAAGCTACTACTAAACCAACCAATGGTGCTGTTCATCCTAATCTAAGTGGCTTAACTCAGCAATTTGATTGGGGTCAATATTTTTATGGAACTGCTGATGATAGTGTGAGCACTGATGATAGTAATCATATACATGAGATTACTGATGCAGAGTATATTACAGATATTACAGGTAAGATTGATGAGTTTGTAAGAACATGGAAGGTTGTGGCATATGAACAAGAAATAGATCTTCGTAAAAAAGAATTAGGAACATATGCAGATAGTGTTTATGCATCAGCATCGGGTTATAAGTATGATGCTGCAACGGCTTTTATTAGTAGTGCAACACCAAATGCAGGATTAACTACAGAGGCATTCTATCGTGGAACAACTGTAGGAACTCTTGCAAATAAGATTAAAACAAATCATGAGACATATATCACCAAAGAATCAAAGATTGCTGGACTTCGTGGGTTGTACTCTGATAGAATAGATGGTATAATGGCAGGTATTGATACTTCTACTGTGGCAAAAGCACTTGAATCATATGTTGGTATTCATACTGAAGAAAAAATTGGAGAAATAACTATAGGAATTGGTGTGACAGAAGATATAAACGTAGGATACTATAATCCAAGTGGATTATCAGACCGTTATGAGTATTCTTAAACCATGGCTATAACCGATAAGGAACAAGGAGTCTGGGAGACCGATCAGGTTTACAATAAAATAATGGAGGGTAACATCTGGAGTTATACGGGTGCGGATGCCTTCTTTGTATGGGGAGACAATGATGGACAATTGGGACTAAATGATAAAGTTGACTATTCATCACCAGTTCAACTACCTGGTACTTGGAGTAACCCAGTTCATGATAATATGGGAATAGATTTTTCTGGAGGATTCAAAAGTGATGGAAGCTACTGGACAATGGGAAAAAATGGAGATGGACAATTAGGACATAATGATACAACACAACGTTCCTCACCAATTCAACTTCCTGGTACTTGGTCAAATGCCAGTATGGGAGGAGATAACGGTAAATCTTGTATAGCAGTCAAAACTGATGGGACATTATGGTGTTGGGGTGGTAATAATCATGGACAATTAGGACAAAATAATAAAACAGATTATTCCTCACCAAAAACAGTAGGAAGTGAGGAAACTTGGAAAATGGGTAGTGCGGGTGCAGACTATATGTTAGCAGTCAAAACTGATGGAACATTATGGTCATGGGGATATAACGAGTACTATGGTATGTTGGGACAGGGTAACAGAACAGATTATTCATCTCCAAGACAAGTAGGAACTAATACCAATTGGGCTTTTGCACATGCAGGTAGACCAGGAGAATCTATAGCAGTCAAAACTGATGGGACATTATGGGCCTGGGGAAGTAATACTAATGGACAATTAGGACAAAATGGTCCTACTGGACCTGGATACTCAGGTAGATATTCATCTCCAAGACAAATAGGAACTGATACTGACTGGGCTTATGAGAAGTTTAATAAAATAACTGTGGGATCAAATAGAATGGGTGCAGTAAAACAAGACGGAACTCTATGGATGTGGGGATATAATTCTAATGGGCAATTAGGGCAAAATAATCAAACAAGATATTCATCACCAGTTCAAGTAGGAAGTGGTCAGGATTGGGAATATGTTTCCACTGGTCAGTACCATACTATGGCAAAGAAAACTGATGGAACATTATGGTCATGGGGATATAATGGACAGGGAGAATTAGGACAAAATCAAGAAGGACCAAGTGCAAGTTATTCATCACCAATTCAAGTACCAGGTTCATGGGGAACTGGGGAGAGAAAATTTGTTGCTGCATACTTTAGTTCCTATGCAATGGGAAAGTTATAAAGAAGAATAAATTTTTAAACTTTAAACAATTTTTTATTATGATGTTATACAATCCATACGATTTGATTATTATCCACAAGGATGTAATTCCTCAAAAAGATATTGATGAATTAATGTTACTGACGAATAATACAAAAGATATTTCTCATGCAACCATTATTAATGATAAGAAGGAAGATGGTCACGAGACAAATTTAGAAACCCGTAATACTTTATGGTATCATATCACGGAGGAAATGAGTCATAAACTTGAACAGGCTGTCGCTGCTTGTTTTGTAAAATTTGTAATTCCCAAATATAATTGTGAGTTTAAATCATATGAACCTGTTCAGTTTTTAGGTTACCCACCAGGTGGTCATTATGTGGGACATAATGATGGTGAACATTTTAATTATGAAACTCGTCAATGGGAAAGATTAATGGATCGAGATGTTTCATTTCTTTTCTATTTGAATGATCAGTATGGTGGAGGAGAGTTAGAATTCTATGATCTTGGGTTGACTATTAAACCAAAAAAGGGTATGATGATAGCATTCCCATCATATAAAGATTTTGCACATAAGGTGCATCCAGTTACATGGGGACATAGATATACATTAGTAAGTTGGGTTGCAACGCAGAAGAATCTTTATGACACTATTCCAAGAGAGGGGATTCCAAAAAATTGAAAAGTTTATTCCTTCTTTCTTTTCATTATATCTAAGAAATTATTTTACTCTTAGAGTTCAAAATGATAACTTAGGAGGAGATGAACAAGCTCCTAATTCTCATTGTGTCTATGGAGACCCTGCATTTGATATGGTCATGGCAATGTCCACAGAAGATATAGGAAAGATAGTTGGTAAGAATTTGATACCACAATATACCTATGCAAGAATATATAAAAATGGGTCTGATTTAAAAATACATAGTGACCGTCCAGAGTGTCAATATTCGGTCACTTTATCATTAGGTGGAGAGTATGAAAAACCATGGCCTATATGGATAGAAGATTATGATGGTAAGAGTCATGAGGTTCCACTGGACGTAGGAGACTGTGTGGTCTATCATGGAACTGAGTTAGAACACTGGAGAGATAAGTTTGAAGGTAATACACAGTATCAACTCTTTATGCATTATGTTGATTCAGAAGGTGAATATAAGGATAGAGTATTTGATGGTAGACCTAATATTGGATTGAAAAAATGATTCCACAACTTATTAATGAACTTTTTGATATAAAAGAATTTCCTGCTGCACGAGAACTTGCCATTGCGTATTTGAAAAGAGAAAAAGATGAAAATATAATGTTCCTTTTAGCAGGAATTTTTCATGAAGAAAAAAAATATAGCAAGGCACTTGAATGTATAGAGAGAGTTACTCCTAATGAGAATGTTCTTATTCATAAAGCAAAGATTCTTTATTACTTAGAAAGAGCACCAGAGGCAGAGGCAATTCTTAGATCTCTTCCTAAAAAGTGGAAAAATAATGAGGCTTATATTATAGACTTGGGATTGTATATGACAGCCCAAGGTAAGTTAAATCAAACCAGAAAATTACTAGCACCTATCGCAGATACAAATGTACGTGCTTCATTTAATTATGGATGGCATTTATTAGCAGAAGATAAGTTTCAAGAGGGTTATAAGTATATTCGTGCGGGTGCGATAGATGAATTAAGAGTATGGGGACATGAGTGGATACTGCGGAAGGATTATAATATAGGCGAGCAGTATAGATGGAATGGTGAGACAGTAGATACGATTGCTTTTTATCTTGAGGGTGGATTGGGTGATGGGATGATATTTGTTCGGTATGTAGAACACTTTAAGAAGTATTGTAAGACGGTAAAAATCTTTACTCCTAAAGCATTGATGCCTTTATTAGGTCAATGTGGATTTCAAAATTTATTTGAACCAGAACAAATAAACAAGACCCAGTGGGATAAGTATGTTCCTGCAATGTCAGCCCCTTACTTCTTAGGACTCAATGATCCTATGGAAGGTGTGACTTTTCCTTATTTTAAAAGAAAAAGTCAACCAGTATCGGAAATGAATGTGATAGCAAATGGCCGTAAGAAGATTTGTATTCGTTGGAAAGGAAGTGCTCAGTTTGAACATGAGCAGTTTAGGAGTATTCCAGTGGAGAAGATGTTAGGGCTTGAAAGGTTTGGACAGTTATTTTCTATTCAACTTGAAGATAGTGATTTACCAAAAAATTCAAATGTCTGGGATCTTGCACCATGTATTAAGACATGGAATGATACCTATGATATCTTTGAGGAGTCTGATTTAATTATTACTTCTTGCACCTCTGTTGCTCATTTAGCTGGTGCAATGGGAGCAAAAGTCATAGTTCTTCCTCCATTAATGGGATATATAACATGGGAAACAAAGGATATGAGATGGTATCCTGATAATGTTGTGGTATTGCAGCAAATGGAGTATAATAGTTGGGATAAGACAATAGATAAACTATACGAAATTATGGAGAATTGGAAATGGTAGATCACGTAGAAACTATTAAATATGATTTATTCCCTACTCATATAGTAAGGAGTAAATGTCCATCCATCACCCCTCAGGACAAGCAAGAGATGATGGCTTGTACGGATTGGATGATAGAGCAGAAGATGTATACTGATAATGACTTAACACCTAAGTATCAAACTCATGTAATGTTATTCAGAGATGATGCACCACCTATTTGGAAAAAGTTAAGAGAAGAATTTTATACGGCCTGTAGAAATTATCTTACAGTTACAGAAAATTTTTGTCAGAATCAAGAGTGTTTGGAGTTTACTGGATCAGGGGGATGGGTATATAAAGGATGGAAGTCTATAGATCAGAAAGAAACGAATCCTTGGCACGATCATAATCCTGCATTCCTTGCTGGTGTATATTATCTTCATGATCCTGGTGATGGAACTGGTGGAGGAACTGAGTTTCATGATCCAAGAACAGCACCAGCACATGGAACCAGAATGCAGGAGATATTACCAATAGAAAATACATGGATTATATTTCCTGGTTGGTTGGCTCATAGGAGTAGGCAGTTACCATTAGAAGAACCCAGATATGTGGTGTCAGGTAACTTATATGTAAAAGTAAATGATGGTTACTGGAAAAAACCATGAAGAGAGCAATATTTACATTCTTCAATCTATCTCTAGATACTGATATCGTAAGACTGCAAGATGAAGTGGTAAAAAAATTTAATACAACAGCAGACTTTCTTCCATTATGTTCTCAGACACATGGAGAGGAGGTTATTCATCCTGACGCAGTTGACTATGGATTTAATCAGTTATTTGTAGAACAAAAATATGATACTGTTCTTCTATTGGATGTTGATTGTATTCCTTTGAATGCTTATGCATTTGAATATACCTTTGAGCAAGCAGAGAAAGGAAAGTTGATTGGTAATGTACAAAGAGGAATGCATTTAGATAATGATGAGCATAATTATGTTGCACCATCAGCATTTTGTTTGACTCGTCAGATGTATGAGGACTTTGGAAGATTATCAGTTAAAGCTGATCATAGGAAGGCTGACACATGTGGATATTATACATATGCAGCACAAGAAAGA